TCTTTCTGCGTCATTTCTTTCTCCTTACTCCGTAATCTTCCACATATTTTTTGTATCGACAGTTTTCCTCAGACCAGTTATCGTAGTTTTCTATTAGATGATTTCGCACTACTGTAACCATTTGGTCGGGAGTTAAGTTGGTTAATTGTTTTACTTGGCTATCCGAGAGTTTGTGGTCGAATGCATCGTGTTCATCATTCGCATATGGTGTTTGGTAACAACCAAATATATTCCACTCTTCTCCAAGCCCACCCCTTGAACGAGGGATGTAGTGACAGCAACACATCTCCACACTTATGTTTTTGTAGGGAGCAAATAAGGATTTGCCTTTCTGTCGCTGCCACACCTTTTCCTTCGTTTCTCTTGTTATTTCGTGAGCTTTAGTTTGTTTGCTTTTTTTGCCGGTTCTCAACATATTTCTTCAAGGAATCTAATTCCATATCCTCTACTTTGGTTATCTGTTTCATGTTGAGGATTTTGACTTGCTCTTCCAATGTATATAAGGCGGTAAACTTCCTCACCCATTCATCTTTGTTTTCGATAGGAATGTCGAATAATTCAGTCTCATTCTTCTTTTCCATATCTTCCGCACTTGCTATACCGTTTTGGATTCCAATACCTAATAACCCCAACGCTCTTCCCACCGCACTTGATTCGGCAACTTCGGGAGCAAATTTATTCTCCTTATATTCCCTAGCGTGACCAGTTGAGAGTAACAAGTCGCAATCAGAAATTCGTGCTTCTGCGTAAACGTATTTCTCATCGTAGGTTAAATTGGTTTCAATTGTTCCTGTGGGATATAACAATCGGAATCCCATCACCCTTGCACTTACTGTTGCATAGGGGGTAGTGACCCATTCATATCCGTTATTTGTTTTAACCTTATTTTTAATATCAATCGTTTTGATCGAATCGTTAACCTTGAGGAGCTGGTTGACCTCAAATTCTCTCTCTTTATCGGTCATACTTGTTCTCCTTGAACCTTATATTTAATTTGTCCTTGACATATGAGACTTTTTGGAAAAAATCGTAAACGGTTTTATCCTTTAAGTCCTCATCCAAGAACCGATTCAATAAGGTTCGAAATTCCAATAAGGTCATTTCCTTTGCCCGTTCGGAATCGAACACAGTCCGTGTACCTTCGGGGGTGACGGAGCATGAGAACAATTCATTGTCCCACTTTTTGATTTGGTTGTCCTTCATTGCGTTTTTCAGCACGTACTTGAACGTTTCGTACTGCTCGTCCACATCTCTCTTGTGCCGTAGGAAGTCATATGTTTGGTCGGTAATTACACCCAGTTCATACAACTTTCGTTCGGCAACTTGATTGGGGTCTTCTCTTTCGATTAACTCCCCTGTCATTGCATCAATTGTTTCCATAATGTCCTTTCTTTTATCCTTATTAATAAGAAGCCCTTGCGGGAGAACGGCTTATGGACGGAAGTAGTGCTTGTGAACGAAGGTACCAATAGGAGAATAACCATGAGTCAGAACGTCCACAAGCCGTATAAATAAAACAAGCACTACTTTTGTAGTGCTTGGATGTTAACTAGGTATAACGCTACCTAATATGTATGTTATGCAACATTTTCACACTACACTATTATTCTCTCAAATCATCACCCATATGTCAACAAAAATATACACGAATTGCAAAATAAAAAAGCTCCCCCATTAGGAAGAGGAGCTTTGAAATTGTTTTAATTATGTGGGCTCGAACCAGAAGTGCTTGGATATCCTTCACTGTTTGTGTAACTGAATTGTAAAATATTTAATTCAGTGTCGGGATCATGATTAACATAAAATAAATTTAATAACCAACCATCATCCGATGAAATACTGTCTAAATAGTACTCTTTTGTAAAAGCACCATCATAAAGCAAAAACTTAACGTTATCACCATTTAATACAGCCGAATTAATTTCGGAATATGTTTTGTCTAAAGAATAGTTATTAGAACGTTCACTGACGTTTACCAACATATTTTTTGGAAAACTGTTTTTAAAATCATCGTTTAGCTCAAAACTGTTTCCAACTATTTTTAATGCATATGTTCCTTCTTCTTGTGTGTAAATACCACCTTCATAAACAAATACAGGAAAATTCGTAAATGATGGAGCACCTGCAAGTTCGCCCCAATAATCACCAATACCTTCTACATATCCGTGAGGTAAAGTATAATCCTGTCCGTTGAAAGTTACAGAAATGTCGGATTTAGGAAGGTTACCTTGCAAAGTGATTTCGGCAATTGCCGCAGTATTTTCTACTTCTTGAACAGTCGTTACTTCATCATCGAAGAAAGTAACTTCTCCATATGTATAAATTCCCCCACCAGTAGAGATACCATCTTCCATGTGGTTTAACTTATCTTCTGTAATTACTTCTCCATTAACCCAATTGTGTTTTTCGTACATAAACCCTCCTTAAAATTTCTTCTCTAAATCATCAATCCTGTGATTTGCCACTTTAATCTGTTCCTCAATGACAGGAATCTTCTCCGCAAAGTTATTATGCTTTTCAACCGATTTTGTTAATGCGTTTAACTTCGTTTCGATGATTGCCACCGTCTTTGAGTTCTGCATCCACACCCCTAATAATGTTAAGGAAGATGTGATGATTGCCACGATAACCGCATCGCTCATAAACTTACTCCTCAATTATCTTTTTTATTCTTTCGAGTTTGGAACGTAAGATTTCAACCTCGTTGTCAGCCGGGATGTATCTTACTCTTCCGTTTACTAAAGCGACGAATCGGTTCGGTTCTATTTCATACCAAATATAATTATTTTCTTTATGACCGATTACGTTATAGAAACCTTTGCGAGCGACACCAACGACTTTAAAGTTTTCATCCCTTACATACTGTTCGTTTGTAAGGGTTTCGATTTGATTAACATTTTTGTTTTCACCAACAGGGAAATAGATAGGAGCAGATAATACTCTTTCTGGCAAACCTCCTACTCTATTTGATTCTTCATATAAAGAACATTCATGGTACATCCTAAACGGATAGTTTTGGTACATGAAATCAGAAAGTTCTTTAAGAGAAAAGAAAGGGCGAGTATCGTACTGCCCGTTATACACGGAGACTCCATGTTCCCCTGTATACCACGAACATCCTAAGTATGGTTCGCCCTCTTTAATATCAATTACTGTGGCAACGTGTACCCTATCGCTCCATTCTATAATGTCTCCCACTTTGATTTGACAGGAGCCGTATGGTTTGCTCTTCCATCCGTTGGTTAATAGATTGTGCCAATTGGAAGCAGAGGCAATCCTGGAGACAGGATAAGGGGTTTGCAGAATATAAGAAAAGGCGATTGCCATCGTAGTGCAATTCGCCAATCCGTTTTCTATTGTTGCGTTCGGGTTATAGTTAACATCCCAGCAGTATTTCTTATACTTTCCCTCGTAGGTAAAATCCTCAACTTTGTACTTACCCATTGTTATCTACCGAAATATTATTGTAGGTAGTCTCTACGATTTCTTTGTCCTTAAAATAGTTTTTGGACGAGGAGGTAATCACAAAGGAGATAAAGGTAGCCAAAGCGGTCATCGTACCTGCCACCGCTTTTACTGTATCAGGTGGGAAGTGCCACAACTCTCCTACTGTTAATATGAGAGTAGCACCACCAGTTAAGATTGGGATGACCCAATTCTTTAAAATGTCATATGTATTATCAGAGAGCTTCATTTAGAACTCCTTTCTTAATTAGCTAAAAATCATTACCTACCATCTTCACCATTGTCTTCATATGACGGATAACTGTTTTCGGAATCGGCTGAAAAAGTAACAACAATCTTATTACCAAGGGCATAAAAACCTACTCCAAGCATATTATTATTATAACTGCCGTATGAAACCAGCGGGTCTATGTTTGTTCTGTCGCCAACAAGAGTTTTTAATACCACATTCCGCCCTGCATTAAACGCATCAACAATCTCTTTATAAGTTTTGTCTAAAGTTGTGGTTTGTGTGTTTTCGTCATAAATAGAACCTACAACGAACATCCCACATGAAGCGATTCCGTCTTCCATATGATTTAACTTTTCTTCAGTAATAACGTCACCTGTATTCCATGTCTGTTTTTCGTACATAAGTTTTCTCCTTTATTCTTCAATATATACTTCAATGGTGTGTTCGTTGCCATCTTGCACATAAATGTCTGTTATGGCGTCGTCTGTTCTGTCGTCTTTCGTTGACTCAATTTCGAAATGATGTTCATCAAAGGAACCATAGGCGTTGCTCACGTCAACATACTCGCGTGCTATGTTTTCGTATTTAACCCCATCGAAAACCACTGTTATGGAATCCTCATCAATAAGCAAATCATTTATTCGGTATCTGAAAGCACTTCCCGATTCAACCCCGGTAAACGAAGTCTCCGGTATAATTACAGTCTTGGTTTTCTCCCCCGGTGCTACCACATCTTTACCGACGATAGCTGTGCCAACTACTGCATACTTAGATGGCATAACTGCTTCACCGAAATTGTCAGAACTCGACTGCCAATTTTCTCCGTCGAAAGTTACAACGTCTCCTGTGGTTTCATCAAAGATAATTAACCTTTCGTCTAACTGGAGGACTTGGACTCCGGATTTTTGAACTGTTACTACGGGTTCATCTTCTCCTGTATAGATTTCAATGGTGTGTTCGTTGCCATCTTGGACAAAAATGTATGTTGTGTTAATTATTCCTCCATTGTCATTTACTGATGATGATTGAATTACAAACGGATAAACACTAAAATCAACATCGTCTCCTGTTGCATCACCGCCATAATAATAATCATTTTGCTCTTGTGATTGTTCGATTGTAACAGGCAGGTCTTCGTATTTCACGTCATCAAATACAACATTTATTTTGTCTTCATTTATCAGCAAATCAGGAATATCATATGCATAAAAATTAAGATCAACGACATCTTCTGCTGTAAACGTAGTCTGTGGTAATAATATTGTTTTTGCCATATTACATAATTACCTCCTTAACCTTTCTTTATATATTCTGAATCGAACAGATTATCTAAATCGGTCTGTTTGACCCATACCCCATTTTCTTTTTTGTATGGGGTTGTCGGATACCACTTGCCATTCTTTTTGATTCCATACATATCAGCCGGTTCCCAGTTTACTGCAACTTCCATACCATAAATATCTGCTATAGCTTTTTCTTCACGAGCATCAAAATTAAAAGCAATGCCAAATCTTTTATCGGGGTTTCGAATATCATCAAACGTAACACCGCTTGGTAAACCAATGTAATATGTAGCAACCGAATTATAAGCTATAGTCTTATAGTAGTAAGCCACCTGCCTATGTAAGTCCACTCTAAACCTAACAACACCGTTCTCTGTTTTTGAATTTGCTTTTACTCCTATCAGCACTTCCGAAACCTTTGCATTGAAAGGAATTTTTGTAAAATTAAAGCCACTAAAGACCATGCTGTAAGGATGTGCTGAATCGTCATCGGTGATAGTAGCATATGTTGTTGAATCTACATTTGTTAGTGCGTTATTTATGTTTTTGTAATCAAGAGAACCACCCTGCGAATAATTTGTTGGAATTAGTCTACTCTGCATACATTAAATAGACGTCGCCGTCTTCTCCCAAAGAATTATCCGGAGCTGTCGTTCCTGTGTATAGAGTCACATAATGTGCAGGATTGATTTCAAATGTTTCTGTTACTTCCAGTTCTAATTCGCAAGTGTTCATGACAGTACCTCATTGATTAAGTTTCTTCCAATATTCACGCTTGCAATCTGTGTGCTTGCTCTTTTGTTGGTATCGTATGTCCAGTTTATCTGAACATCCACACACGATGTAGCAAAGCCTAACGTTTCTTCCTGTGTTAGATACACATCGACTTCGTTAGGAAGCAGAGTTAATTCACCGCCCATCTTTGTTAATGATGTAGTCCCTTGAGAGAACGTAACATAAACATTGTCGGCTTTGGTGAAATCAACACTTTCGCTGTTGACCTTAAATTTAAAGGTCGGGGTCGTGCCTCTAATCATTTAGCTCTTCAATCCTTTCTCTCCACTTCTTTCTATTCTTTAGAACCTCTTTGTACTCTTTAATGTATCTGATGTTAATCTTGATAACATCCGCAATCCACGTAAGAGCATTGTCTAAAGAAATAATCTCCTCGCCCCATTTTAAAATTATGTAATCTGTTTCCTGCAATTTCTTTTGGAGTTCGGCGATTTCTTTATTGTTTAATACTTTCTGCTTTTCGGCTTGGATTTCTTCGTATCGTTTCGGGTCGAATAATAATTCGTTCTTCCCTACTTTGTAAGCATAGATTCTATCATTGGATAAATCGTAATCATCCAAATTCAATTCGACATAATCTTTAACTGTATTTGTGTGTTGGATGGTTAAAACATATCCCTGTGAATCAGTTACGATATAGTATTTCATAGTGCCTTTGGTACGTAGTAAATATCTAAATCCACATAGGATATGATGTCATCGGGATCCCAATTGATTGAATCAGCAACGTAATAAAAATATGCTGAAGCAATACCTGTACTTGGGTCGTATTCTTTATACAAAAAATGAGATGCTATAACAGACCAATTTCCGGGCTGAGTTCTTGAACTTCTGAACATATATCCATAGGAAGAATTGGCGTTGAAAATAAAATTGTCTGCCGTTAGCGAAGCGTAATTAGGCAGCTTCGACTTTACATCAACATTCCTGCCTGTTCCAACATATGTGATTTTATTTAAATCGGTGACGATAACAGGAGTAACGTTTCCTGTAATATTTCTATCTCCATTCAAATAATGTTTTGAAGTAAACACTCCTGTATTTTGGTCATAATTCTTTTCCAAATACCCAATAATATCCAGATAATGCGTATCACCAACAGAAGCCACATAAACATCAGCGGTACAGTTAGTCGCATCTTCCATTGCTGAATAGAAAAAGTTGTTGACTGTTAATTTATTGTATTTACTGTAAACACTTTTCAAATCCCATGAAGTATTATTTGACAATTTGATTATTTTATTGTTGCTCCAAATTTCTTTCGTTCCGTTATATATCTGCTGAACCTCTTTGCCGCCTATGAATACCTGGTCGATTTCTTTCGTTCCGTTATATAAAGGCATACTAGCTCTCCGTCACGAAGTAAAGCATATCCCCATCTTTTGATGATATAGCGTTGTACTGAGCTTGCGTTAAGACTCTGAACTTCATTTTATGGGTTCCATCGGAAACATCTAATTGCTTGGTTCCTACTCTTATGGAATCGGTAACAGAGCCATTGGATACCGAAAAAATAGTTTTATCCGAATCATTGGTTAATCCAAACGTCAGACTCCCAATAGCAGAACCGCCATCTCCTTTAATAACTCTTCTGTCAGACACATTGGACACTCCGTTTCCACTCGTTGTAATCACATACAACAGCAAATCTCTCGATGTCCCCGATCCATTCAAGTTTTGGCTCTGCATATTTGTAGCAGTCCTCTGAACGAACGAACCTTTTACACCGTTGGCGTTTGATTTATTTATATTCGCACACAAATAGATTGTCGAGTTGGCGGTCAATGTAATTGCTTCCAAAGACATTACTTTGAAAAATGCTCCGCCAATAATGCATTGAGACCCAGCATCAAATTGGACAGTTAATGAATCGCTTGCATAGTTTAATGCAAATTCATTTCCAATTCCCTTACAAACACAATCTGATATGCCTGTTCCGTAAACACCACCATCCATGCCGGGAGTGATTGGATAAGTGGAACCGGTATCCCACAATGTTTGAACCGCCATTCTATACCTCCATTATTTCTTGGTACACAAAGTTTTGAGATGTACCATATCTATCTAACAAAATATGAGGACAATAAGTCCTCGGTGAAAAATCGTTATGGAAGAATATCTCCGTACTTGGGATGTTGTATTTCCCCATTAACTCTTTAATCAAATCAACCGCTTTATTCTGCCCCTCTAAATACAATTCATCATTTAGGTTATCGCAGATTTCAATTGCGATTCCAAATTGATTTCCATAGTCATTCCCCTTGCCTGTGTTATACACAGCCCAATTATCGGGCATGACTTGGATTACTCCCTTGTAATCTACAATATAGGAACACCCTTGTGAGGTCTTGCAATCATTCTCTAAATAGTTGAATAACTCTTCCCCCGACATGAAGGTGTTCCCTGTATTGTGTATTACGATACATTTAATATCTTTTTCTTCTCTAGGATATCCATACTGAATCCATTTATTCTCTGATAGCATACTAAACTCCTAGGCTTAACTTTTGAGTTAATTTAGTTCTTACGTTTCCGCAGGTAAACTGAACACTTGTTATGTTCTGATTACTTCCTTTGCGAATTTCGTACCCAGTTAATATAGAGTTGTAATAGTCATCACCGTTATAGATATCAAGTCCCCCACCTAAGTTAAAGTCACCGAACGTATATAAGAAGTTTTCAATTACCAAATCGAATGTTAACTTATGGTTGTACATTTGAGAAGGAAGATTCGCAGCTACCAAGTCCGCTTCCGCATCGTCACTATAAACTATTTTAGTATTCGTGACATTAAACCTATTCGCTAAAGAGGACGGTTGAGCAACTATGCTTGTGTTCGTTGCCACGTAAGTATTCTTGTAAACTTTGTCCTTAGAGAAGATTATCAATCTATTGGTTTCTTCCACCTCAGTTATCGGTTGCATATTCTGAATAGCAAACATATTGTTTCCAATAGCCAACTTGGTGTAGTTAGGAATCTTAATCGTTACATAGTTTGCCCCACTAAAGTTGATTTCAAAATCAAAGATAATTCCGTAAGTGGAGTACAATTCATAAATCCACTTCTCCATATCCTTTTGGGTCAATTGCTCATTGCCATCTTTGTCTAAATCGGTAGGCAATTTTGCCGAAGTAGAACCAGTAGATTGAATCGTGATTCCACCCAACCTTTGAGCGACTAACGGGTCAGTCCAAGTAGATTTATATATCTTCCCTTGAGCATACTGTCCTAACAAATAGGCGATTTCCTGTTCCAAATAGGTAGATGAGTGTACGTTGTAAATCCACAAACCTTTATAGAAGGAAGCCATTTGGGAACACCTTATGGTTAAATCCTCAACAGAGGTAATTACACCTTGATAGAGAGTCGTACCAAACGGGTCATATACAACTAATATGTCTCCCTCGTTTACGTTGCTGGCGACCTCAAAAACGTTTAGAGTAGTGACAGCATTTGTCAATAAGTCTCTTTTGATATCCAATGTATCAACAACCATAAATGCTTTTGGAGGGTCAGTTAAATGTAACTGGTCTTTCACGTAACATCTATATCGGTAAACATCATTTGTTTCTATAACCCTAGAATATTCTGCAACCAAAGTTATATCAGAAGTTACAGTTATCTGCCTTGGGTTTTGAGCGTTCCCATCCGACCATTTCCTAAAAACATATTTTGGAAACGGGCGAGCAAAAATAGTAATCGTTTCATTAACAATAGGCGTTTGGTTGCTTACATAAACGCTTGCCGTTCCGACAGGATTTACGGAAATGGATACTGTTTTTAAAAGTACTTTATAAGCATTTACAACATTTCTTGTAAGTTCCTCTGCCGTGTTGCCGGCGTACACGTTTGTGTATGTCCCTGTTGCTGTTCCTAATACTTCCCAAGCGTGTTCGCCAAAGCTGTAATACCATCTAGTTCCATCGATAACGACAGAACCCATTGACGGAAATTCTGAACTGTCAAAGTCAGAATAATAAGTAACAGCATTCTCAATAGTTGAAACCAAGCCACCCGAGTAATGATATTGCTGCCATCTGCAATTGGCGATAAAGGCTAAGGCGAACCCCGAGTTTTTCTTGTAATACGTTCTTCCACGGAAGGTGTTCATTGCCCCCGATTCGTTCATTACCAAATTAGCCATATGTCACCTCACACCGTAGCATAACTGTTTTTAAATCTGATGTTTACGCTACCATTGAATGTATCAATGTTACCGCAGGTAAACGCAAAGTCCGAAGCACCCACCTTTAATTTGCACCATGTTAAATATGACGCACCGTTCCTAATAGTAAAATCTTGGTAACGTTCGGGGTTTGAGATAGAAGCGCCATTCAACTCTAAATAAATCTGTTCTGTTCTTTCCACGGAATCAATCATCACGTAATCATACGTTCCAGTTATTTTACAGATTCCGTATATCTCCCCGTTTTGAGATAAAGTAAACTGAGGATTCTGACATCTTCCGATTACTTCTATAACAAAACCAATATCATCCGTTCCATCGTTTGTGATAATACTATTAGATAAGTTCGTTCCGGCATAATGGTAATCATAAACCAAATCATGATATTTGCCCTCATCTAATGGGGTGTTATCCAAAACGTATTCCTTATCTTGGTCGGTTAACCATTCGGTTAATCTGTGGAATACTACTGGAACATGAAGGATATTATCAACATCCACCTCTGTCTTATCCGCTTGAACAAAAATAACATCACAATGATACGATGTTAATTCGTTTGGAGTTTGGTAATGAAACTCTAAAGGTTTGAATTTTGCGAATTGGATAAAGTTCTGATAGTCTTCGTATTTACCGCCGACAGAGGATTTATAGAATAACAACTCTCCGTTAATATCCGTTAAGGTAAACTGTTGAGCCGTGACTAATTCACTATTGCCTACCCTCATTGATGAGTAGGAACGTTGGAAACCGAACCCCGAAGGGTTTGAGAGGAAGACTTCGTTTTCCCTTTCGGTAAAGTCATACCTCTCACCGAGGGCATTGACTAACCAATGTTTTCTATAATTGATATCTGCCATATGCCCTCCTTACATTTGTTTGCCTAATGCTTCATTAATATCGTCAATAATCCATGAAGACCATGACTGAACTTCTTTTCTTCCGATGTTGTTGGAATTGACGGTAAAGTTATTTACAACGTTTATGCCACCGCTTCTGAATCCACCGCTATTAAAGTTCCCTAAAGAACTTCTTACAGAAGACATTGTGTTCTTCAACAAATCACCATACCCGTAGGAATCAAAGCCAAACCCCCCGCTCCTAGAAACACGTCCGCCATATATATTTTCATTTCCAAAATCATGATAGATTGCATAGAAATGGACGTATTTATCTGAAGGGGTGTAGCTTTCCATTTCATTAATCAGTTCACCTACCGTGCTCTTACTTTGTTGGTATAGCCCCTCCAAAGTTTGTGCGTAGGTGTTCATTGTTTGTATTTTGGCTATCTGCTCATCATACTTTTTAAGCAGTTCGTCATTTGCTTTCTGTTCTTCTGTTAACGTACTTGCATATGCGTCTCTCTTTTCTTGAATGCGGTCGAGACTTTCTTCCGTTTCGACTGTGCCTGTTTTCATAACTTCGATAGCATCGTTTGCCGTTGAAATATGAGTATCAAGCATTTCAAGGTTCCCCTCTGCCACCAACATATAGCTGTCAATAACAGAGTTTGCATTATCAACTATGGTCTGTGTTTCTTGAACCACAGTTTTATAATGGTTAAAAATTTCTTCCGCCGCTTCCAAATCAAAGTTTTGAGCAATGTCCGCAAAACCATTTTCGATTAAAAAATCTTTTGCTTCTTTTAACGTTCCTGCCGTTTCTTCAAAAGCCTGTCTGACAGCCGGAGGGAATGCGCTCATTTGATTCAGATAGTCTTCTGTTGCAGAATCAAGTTTTCCACTAGACTCATCGAGAATCTGATAAGCATCATTTAATGATTGCTTATGAGTTTCTAACCACGCTTCCTGTTTATACTTGGCAGCTAGCTCATCAAACTTCTTTGAAACCTTTTCGATTTCTACTCCTTGGTTAGTGATTTTCCCCGTTGTTTCATCGAAATAGAACGCTTCGTTTCCTAACGCCGTATTTAATTTATCGATGTAATCTCTGAGGATATCTTTTAACCTTGCTTGTTCCTCTTCGGAAAGGTTTTGATCTTTTAATTTTTCAACAACTCTGTCAATGGCTTCGGCATACTTGTGAGTTCCATCCAAAGAGCGGATTTGCGATTCGTAGTTTTTATCTGCAATCTCCAAACCTCTTACGAACTCATCGTTCAATTTCCTAGTTTGAGCCGTCAGTTCATCAAAACTTGTTACGCTTGTTCTGATTTGCGACATTGCTTCAATGCCCGCAACAGTAATTGCACCTAATGCAATTGCTAAACCACCCGGACCATTAAGCATATGAATGAAGAATGGAATGCCTTTGTTCGGGTCTAAAAGTTTTCCTATAATTCCGGTAACTGGAGAAATAGCCGCACCTAACCCTACAAAATTGATTACTAATTTTTTTAGAGTCGGGCTTAATTTGGAAAACTGTTTGGTTAATACGGTTGCTCTATCTGCAAAGTCCTTTATGTTAGGAATTATTTCGTTTCCTAATGTTGCTCCCAACTGCTTGAGAGATTCCCATAAGCCTTTGAGTTTATAAGCCGTCGTTTCGTAGATAACGTTCGACTTTTCCGTTAATGCCGTGTTTTGTTTCCAAGCGTCTTCGGTTAACTCAATAGCTTTTCTTACTTCGTTTCCGTTACCCGCCAATCTTAATAATGTTTGAGCGGTGTTGACACTTGCGATTCCTAAATCGCCCAAGACTTTAGAAGCAACAACTCCTTCGTCATTCATTTCACCAAGAGCAGTAACATACATATCGAAAGCCTTTGAAGAATCACTCTTCCATAGTCTTTCAAATTGGTCTGCACTTAAACCTAATACATCAGCATATTTTTTGACTTCCTCTGTTGAATTTGCCAAGGCATAGTTTATATCATTGAACACAGAAGATTTCAATCCGTCTGTAAACTTTAAGAACGTATCTAATGCATCCGTTCCCCACGCTTGAACAAATTGAGCCGAGGTCATTCCCGCTACCCTTGCCATCTCTTCGAGTTTTTCAGTAGAGTTTTTTACACCTCCGCCGATTACTTTATCAATCTGCAAGAACGCTCTGTTTATACCGTTGGCGTTTGAATCGGTGGCTAGACCTAAATCAGCCATGACGCCAGCTAAACCAATCAATTCATATTGATTGGTGCTTATGATAGAACTTAAACCCGTTAACCTAGTAGCAACGTTAACAGTTTCATCACCGATATCTGCGTACTTGTCGCCTATTACGGCAATAGCAGAACCGAAGTTTTCCGCTTCGTCTATTCCCAAATTTAATTGTTTTAAAAATACTGCGATACCTTTGGCACCTTCTTCACCTGAGAATACACCACCAGTGGCTGTATTCAAGTCAATCATGGTTTTGGTGAACTTCGATATATCGCTTTCAGCCAAGCCCAAGGCACCACCGATTGTTGCGTATTCAGATATGTCTTTAAAAGCATTACCCGTTTCTACGGCAATATCTTTTAAATCTTGAACGGTATCATCAGATAAATTTTTAACGACTCTTCTGATATTGGCTATGTTGGATTCATAGTCCACAGCAGAAGCAACGGCAGAAGTTGCCAGTCCTTGAAATGCAACGCTTAACGCTCTTGTATTTCTTGACAGTTCTTGCAGATGGGTTCCTGTTCTTCCCATCAAATTCAAGAACCTTTCCATAGCCGGGCTTAATTGCCTGTCTAATTCCGCTCGAAGTTCTTCTGCTCTCTTTCTATATTGTTCTAGTAAAAGAGCATTTTCCGTCCACTCTTTTCTGTAATCATCCTTGCCTAACAAAAAACCCTTTGTGTTTTTAAGAGCGTCCTGCCTTTTTTCGATGTTATACATCGCGCCCTCGGTTGCTCTTAATTCATCGTTTAAAAGGGTTGTCTTTCTTGTATATAAGTCAATATTTGTGGGGTCTAATTTGATTTGGTCATTAATGTTCTTTAAAGAACTGTGAATCCTTTCGATTGCTTCTTTTGACTTCTCAACGGACTCCTTAAACTTTTTAAACTTATCTTCTAATTTTGCGATTTCATTAGTCGGCAGACTCTTTAATTCCTTACGGAGTTTTTCACCTTCCGCACGAACCTTCTCAATCTCAAGGTCAACAGAGGCGAATTTCTCCTTCATGTCTGTTACACCCTTTTTAAAATTAGGGTCATTGACGATTGCGTTCCTTACTTTCTGTAAATTTCGTAAGGCGGCTTCGTTTTCTTTTATTGCGAGTTTATAAGCATCACGCTGTTTATCTAAAAGCCTATCGTCTGTCGGGTTGAGTTCTACCGCTTTATTTATACTTTTGAGAGACCGTTCCGTAGAATTAAATAAACGAACGGCATCGTTCATGGCTTTCTTTAGACCGGTTATATCTCCATTGACGTCTACGCCAAATACTTCTTGTTTTCTAGCCATGCCCCTCCTTACATGTTCATGAGCATATTAGCATCCCCGTGAACAATTTCGTCTTTATCTTCTTTTACATCTTCAACATTTGCTTTGCTCATTTGGTTCATCTTCTCGTTAATCAATCCGAGAACCAAACCTATCTTCATGTTCAATAAATTATCATAGGTCAAACCTAAAGAAAGCCCTGCAATTGCAAGGCTTTCAAAGGTCAGCTCGTTTTTTTTTCGTCGCTTTTTTCGGTTCCGTTTGCTTTTACTGTTGGTTCAAGGCTTCTTGTAACATATTCGTATATCCTATCCATTTCATTCAAAATGAATAGTGGTGTTTCAAAAGAATCAAGCCACTCTTCAAAAGGCATTTCTTCTTGAATACCGCTATATAAAATCTTGGCACAAGTCAAAGGGTCTTTCTCCATTGCCACTTTATATAAAGCAACAACGAGATTCTCTTTAAATAACTCTTGATACTTTAAAAGAAACTTTCCATTAGCAACAAAATCATATTCCCTGTTTTCTAGCTTTACTTTCATTTTTTGCTCCTATTACTGAATGGTCGGCAGAACGATTGCTTGGAAGTACGTATTGTAATTAGAAGCACCCGGTTTTGCGTAAGACTTCAAGATTCTCTGACCGCTTGCAAGGTTTACAGTAGAAGCGGAAATCTCAACGCTCTGCGGATTAATCGTTGCGGAAGATTCAGAAGTCTGAACGTTCAGACCCGGCTTGTTAGAACCGACTCTGTAATAAGTGAAATAAACCTCACCCTCGTCAGAATCGCAAGCAAACTGCATACCAAATTCGCTTGGAGCGGCATCCGTTTCAATGAGGTTGCCGTTAGCGTCTTCGACATAACCATAGATTGCTTTTAATGCTTCCTCAGAAATCCATGCATTCTCTAACGTACCAGTAGTAGAAGTTGCACCACTTGGCATATAATACGCAATACCATCAGCATAGAACGGATCGGTAGTTGATTCCGTTTCCATACTTAAAGAGACAGTACCGGGAACGAGAATCGGCGTTTCATACGTAGGTACACCTGCAGCACTTACTGAACTGATTTTCGAGAACTGAAGTTTCTTGATGTTGAATACAACTTTCATTTTATTCTCTTCATCCTTTCTTTTAATGTTTTGTTAATGCCCTCATCATAAAGAATCGGGAGTTGCTCTTCGGCATATTCCTGACCGGGTTCTATGTGCCTAACCAAGCCAGTGTAACCGATGATGTGATGGTGCCCTTTGTAATGCAACTTCGTTTGATAAACGTGTGACATACCAATGACACCTTTTTTGGTGGTGGGTCTGCCCTTTCCCCATCTAAACAATATCGTTTGGTGACCGTACATCGGTGGATTACCACCTTCAAGTAAATGCGTTAAACGGTGATGAGGCTTCTTCGCAAACACTTGGAATGCGACCTGCCACTTCGTCTGTGCATAATCGTTAATCTTAAAACTCTTTTTGTAAACACCCTCGTCAACACCAAATTTTGTTGTTAAGTGTTTTTGAACTTCTTTCTTTGTTTCCTTTTTTAACCTAGGGGTCTTCTCTTCAACTTGCAATTGAATCTTCTGCGGAACACCGCTGACCCATTGGGCATAATCCCTAGCGTTAGAATCAAAAACTATTTTAATTAACGGCATCGTCTTCCACGGTGAATTGATAGCTAATGGTATAAATTCTTGCATCGCTATCGAAGTTGACTTGCTTATCAAAGAAAGTAAAGTTCTCTTCTAATACATTTTCGATTTCCCTTTGCAGATGGAAATTCAAAGTTTCATCGAACATAGCCATAGAAATTTCAAAGGTTTTAAAGAAATTAACTCCGTCTGCACCAAACGATTCACCGTTGTTAATCGTATAAACAACATACGGAAGGTCAATGTCTTCGTCAGTTTCGATATTGTATTCGTGTATCTCTACACCTTGGGAGAGGAAAACGTTCTCCAATTCTGAATACTTAATCATTTCCCTCACCCCACTTGATATTTGTTTTCGTTAAGGTCAGCCTTAAAGATTTCGGCACATTCTCTTTTACCTGCATCATGACGATTTGATAAAAGCTGGAATCTTGATTCAATCTTAAAATTCTGCCGACCTCTACAACTGTGTTGTAGGGAATCGAGATAACCTTATCTATCTGAATCCCTAATGTCTGAAACTCTGTAAAGGCTTGTATTCCGACAGTTTCTTCACGGAAATCAAACGTTCCCAAATAGTCTTTAGCCGTTCTCTTTTCAATGGTGTAGACTTTTACAATCCCATCATTGAAAGGGAGAATCTTGCTGTTGTACTGATTCGCATGAGTTTTAGTCAGCATTTAGAACACTGTATTTAATCCTTAATTCCTCAATCATGCCGTTGTAGTTCTTATTGAAATCGTCGAGAGCCTGTGAATCCATATAAAGAACCCTGTTTAAAAGGAGGTCATGGGCTAGATGGTCTGTTGTAACATCCAACGTATCTGTACCCGCAACCTCCTTTAAATATGCGATAGAAGAATTAATGTAGGTTAAAATCCTTTTCTCTTTTGCTGGGTCTACCCACGTAAAGTTAAGGAACGATTTGACTTCTTCTAACAGTTCGTTCACTTATTAGACGGAAGCTTCTTTAGTGATAACTGGGTCTTCGTTCGTGTTGACGATTCTTACGTCAGCCGCAACACCGGAAGCAAGTCCAGTTACATCAAGAAGAGCAAAAGCGTTATTGTCTTTTGCGAAACCGTCAGCGAATAATTTAGCCTTGTAAACTCTCTTGTCTTCCAAGAAGAGGTAATCGTCAGAGAACTCAACAAATCCCTGCGAACCGCCTGCCTTCATAGCTACCTGCATGAAGTATCTCTTCGGCAGACCAAGTAAGCATCTTCCAACAACTGGCGTATCAGCGTCCGGGTCATTAAGACCTGTTTCACAAACGCAAAGTTTAATGCCTAATCTTTCAAAACGAGAATGTTCTGCTCCGTTTAAGTCATAGTAGACTTCGTTTGCGTAGATGTAGTTGTAGTAAGTTTCGGAGTCAACATAGAGAGTCAAACCCTGTAATGACCTGTGATTGCCCATCGGGTTAACAGACATAGTCTTGAAAATGTCTTTGAATGCACTTCTTGTTAAAGCGGTGATAGCAACAGGAGTCTTTAACGTACCCTGGTCGGTATCGATATTATAATCATAAGCCGCACCCCAAGGCTGTTTAATACCATTACCCGAAACAAAAGCCATGATTAAAGCATTCTTCAAGCCTAACTTCAGATATTCTCTGAGGTAAGCATCCTGCCATGCCGGACCGAGTTCTAATAAAGACTTGCAGTAAGGAATGTAGCAAGACAGTTTGTTGACTAAAGAGTTAACAACTTTGAAACCAACGGATAATTCCTTGGTAATCGGGTCGCACATTTCACCCCAAGCTGCTACTGGTCTTTCAGCAACAGATACTAACCATTCAGAAGAACCAGTAGTATTCTGTAAGTCGATATCTGCTAATGGGTTGTCATCAGTATCTTCTCTCAAATCATCAAAGACAGAATCGAAGATTGTCTTCGGCATGATAAGGGAGCCACCCTGTGTAGGAGACATACCAATGTCATTCTTGAACATCTTGTTGTAAAATTCAGTTTCAGCATTCGTTAACTGTCTGATACCACGAGAAGCAAGAACCTTGGAATCATGTTCATCCTTTAATTCCTCAAACTTGTCGAGGATGTTCTTTTCGATGTCCTTGTACTTATTCATCATTGCTTCGGCAAGTTTAGCGTTGTCTTCCATGTCGAGAGCATTTTTGAAATCGTCAAGAGCCTTGTTTTCAGCCAATTCGGTTGACTTCATTAAAAAATTCCTCCTTTTCTCAACCAGTCCATTTTGGACTTTTTATCAGAAACCTTTTCCTCATCGACAACGCTAACGCCGTCTTGGGTCGGTGTTTCTAAACAAATGTTTTTAATTTCCCTTAACTGATTGATTCTGTTTGCAAACGAATCCATCAAGTTAGTCATTGCGGTATTATCGACTTGCTTTTCTTCTTCAAGAATCTCATCAATAAATCCGTAGTCCAATGCTTCCTGTGGCTTTAAGTAGGTTTCGTTGTCCATTAAATTCTTAATGGTATCTTCATCCATACCCGTCTTCGCCATATAGACTCCACGAATCACTTCGTTAATCTGTTCAAGAGCATTCACTACCTTCTTCATTTCATCCGCATTGCCATATGCCAAACCACTGGCGTTATGAACCATCAGCATAGAAGCCTTGTTCATAACTACTTTGTTACCGCACATCGCAATTACAGAAGCAATGGAAGCCGCAATACCATCCACATATACAGTTTTATAACCTTTGTAATTCTTTAAGGTGTTGTAGATTGCGAACCCTTCGAACACTTCTCCGCCATAAGAGTTGATGTAGATATTCAAAGGTTTGTCATTCGCATTCTGTAACTGTTCGTTGATGGTTTCTGTGGTGATACCTCCACCCCATCCATCGTCACCGATTTCATCATAGATTTTGATGGAGAGAGCTTCGGCTTCGTCTTTAAAAGCGTATTTCATTCTTGGCTACCTCCTTTCACGTACTGACTTAATTCGGCATAGTTCTTTGTAATAAAGTAAATGTCACCATCTTCAACTGGGTCATCATCCAACATTTCACGTACTTCGTTTCTGTTGTATGCACCCGAACCGATGAACTTATCAACCGCCGTTGCCATTGATAACTTATCAATGAACTTGATGGAGTTGAGGTTCGCATCGACTTTCGATCCGTTGATGATATCTTCTTTAGTTAATACAAAGTATGTAAACTTCTTCGACAATAGAGTGAGATACCGTTTGCCGAACATAGTAACAGCCATTTCATATAACGAGTTGTTGTCAGCCGTGAAATCTCCTGTCATAAACTTGCCGGGGATTCCGAAGCAAGCACCGACATTCTTTAAAATTTCTTGGTTGATATCGATGTTGTTTTTAACTGCGGATAAAACCTGCTGAACTTCCGAGCCTCTTTGTTTCTCTGTAAGGTCTGTTAATGTTTCTCCCTTATAAGTAAGGAAGACCGCATCCCTTGCTTTCATCAAAGGTTCGTATGCGTTCTGCATCTGTTCCAAATACTTGGCATCGTATTTGTTTTTAGCGTTTGCTCCTAAATTAAGAGCGAGTTTCATGCCCAAAGCCTTTTGAGCACCTTCCGCAATCAACTTCTTTAATTCGTAAAAATCCAACCCCATCGAGTTGAAAACAACATCCAACTTGTCATAGCCCGGAGTCTTGATATACATACATGAATCGTTCTCTTTGAAGGAGCGATTTAATGTAACATCCCCGACCATGACGTTAACGAACGTATTGTCTTTCATTAACAGTTCGTTTCCGTTTTTAAATTCATATGAGTCAGCAATAAACAATTCTTTCGTGGCGGTTTCAATGATTAATGCTTCGCCCTCATAGACTAATTTAGAGGAAAGTTTAGCAAAGAACTCTGCACTTGTTTCTTTCCTATTGGGTGCAATGTTGAATCTGAACCATTCTTCGCCTTTAACCACTTCGCCCGTTTTATACGTTTTCCAGTCTACGTTTGTTAAGAACGTAGTCAGAATGGAGTTAACCACCAAAAATGCGTAATCGGTCTGCCATAACACGGCACTTGATTCACAAGGTTTCCATGTTGCAGTTGTAGTAGTATCAACGACTTGAGTTTGGCTATCATCTTCATTACTGAAAATATTCCACCATGCCATTACTCTTTCTTCTTTCTGCCACGTTTTTTAGGTTTCTCTTCGGCAACCTCTTCGACCTTTGCTTCTTTCTTTTCAGCAAGTTTAACAAATGGTTCGTTGAATCGGTTGTTACCCAAGAGGACTTCGAGTCTTTCTTCACTTACTACAAATTCAGTACCTTCGGGAATGCGAGCACCGTATTCCTTATCAGCCACTTTCAATCTTTCATAAGTATCTAAAGCAACTACCTTTACCATGTGTACCTCCTTTTAGAATCCCCTGTTTCCTATATCGTTCGGGTCGATGTAGTCTTCTTCCACATCTGCCCTTCTTATCATTGAATGTACGAAAGCCATGAATGGGTCAGTCTTCCTAAACCTAGGATTTATCTTTGCGTATAATTGATTGCCCATATCGTTATCCCCCGTAGTTTTAGTTCGTTTCCAAGGGATGACCTTCGTATTGTTGGTTGCCCACCTTAACATAGGGTTCTCTTTCCATATAAGTTTTTCATTAATAAAAGCCCTCTCTATTACTGGAATGACTTCCGCAATATCCGAGGGTCTTATTACATATAGGTTGCCTATGTCTTTGTTATATCCGTACTTGTCGAATTCTTCGGCAAACAGACCTTTTTTAAAGTTATCGAGGACTACGCTTACTATGTTGTAATTGTGTTCCTCTGCAAGATTCATCGCCCAACTTATTACCAAGTCGGGAGCAACCTCTTTTTCATTTACTATCGTTCCCAATCCCTGAGAACACCAATCCATATAAGGTGCTTTAATACCGGGCAAGTCTCTGTTCTTACCACATATAAACGCATGGTTGATACAGATATATTTCTCTACGTTTGAATCGTAGAAAAGGAAATTGACCGCAGTCCAGTCTGTTGTCTTGGAAGCATCAATACCTAAAACACAATCCATTCCATCCAAATTGTCGTAGTCATATTCCTGTTCCGTCTTCATGATGACTTCCCAAGGAGCGACTTCCTGTTCCGCACTGCTAATAGGAAGGTTCATCCTCTTTTGAGGGAACGCCGGCATATTCGTAGGATTACGTTTCCATGTTTCGTATTCATCCTCTATTTCATCTAATAGAGTCTGTCGGTATGGCAGCATGGGATTTGCTTTTACCCACATCTCTTTATTGTGGATTTCCTCAAGGTTATCCAACTTATAAATTAAATACAGGAATCTTCTGTCATCTGCCAACCCATCCAAAACATCTACGGCGGTATCTAACATATCATCCAATACCGCACCTCTCTCTTCACCGTTGGTAGTAAAGTAAAGAGTCCGTGGGTCATCAATCTTACCCAAGCCTGTAATCATTACGTTTAATTTAGCGTAATTCTGATAAGCGTGTATTTCGTTAAAAACAACGGCACCGCTTCGTAAACCATCCTGCATCTTCGCATCAGATGAGCGTGCCGTTATATGAGAATCTGTTTGAGGACAGTAGATGGAATCGCCTATCTTCTGATAGAACTTTTCCTTCTTCCGTTCCGTTGCCATGAAATTAATATCATTGATCGGTCTTGTGGACTGGTCATAGTTGTTGGCAATAATATCTATATCGTAATGTTTTACCCCATGATACGGAGATACCAAGGAAGCCGAGGAGACAGCAATTAAAGTATCTTTACCGTTGCCTCTACCCATTACATCTAAAACCTTGTTCCATCGAGCACGGCTAGTCCCTCTATAAAAACAACAGAGGGACATAGCCAAAGCAAAGCTCTGAAAAGGGAATACGTTATTAAAGAACAAGCCACCTATCTTGATGTACTTGTCATACAGATTCAAGTCCAATTCGATTTTGTGGTCTGCAAATTCTCTTTGGATAATCTGTGTTTGTTTGATAAGTTCCTTACAAGCAGGGATATTTCCGTTAAGGATATCCCTTATATATAAGTCGAGAACTTCTACCTCAGTCAACGAGCGAGTCTGTACTATCGTCTTCTTCTTCGCCATTGTCTAGTGCCGAGTTGAAAATCTTAATCATAGATGAGGACGTCCTTGATACCGCATCTACTTGTGCGTTATAGGAATTTAACCAAGCGTTCCGTTTCTTTTTGTTGCTTTGGTTATCTTCGCCTTCATCAATGTCAATAAAGGATTCAGCCTTTTCCTTTAGTTTCAGAGCAAACATCTGTTGCGTTTCCAAATGTTCGTTCATGATTTCCAACAATTCTTCCTTGCTTTTCAGTTTTCGCTTTGCTTTTGCCATTACCACTTCTCCTCGTTCAGTTCAACAGGACTTTCTATAATTCCTCTCTCCCCTTCGTGTTCGATTTCGTGACAACTATTACATAAAGAATAAAGATTACGTGTTCCGTTTACTACCGGAGTTGTAGCGTATTGCGGATATTGAAGCAGACGAAAATCGTGATGAACGAGAACCGCAGGAGTGTACTTGACTAAACCATCAAGATTTTTGTATTTCCCTTTATGTTTACACCTTTGGCATTCGTAATGGTCTCTTTCGAGTTGTGCTTCTCTAGTTTTCTTCCACAATGCGGAATCGTAAAACTTTTTCTTATCAAACATAATAATAAAAATCCCCTGTGCTAAGGAGCTGAAAATTGAATAGCACAAGGGATTCCTAGAAAGGAAACAAATGGGAATCTATGACACAAAAGATTCTACCCAATCATTTACACTATCATAATATGTCTTTTAAATAAGAAATTTTTTCCATTTATAAACTATTTGCCCTCGCGTGCGCGTGCGTGCGTAGGAAAAAGGCTAATAAGATTATGTAATCGAGAAGCGCCCCGTTCGTGAGCCTGGAGAGCCGGCACGACTAACTTTTTCGGGGGGTGTTGCAGGGGATAACTTTGTTGCACTGTACTACATTATACAATGTTAGAATGGTAAACCTTTTTCCGTTCCTTTGATTGAATTTAATTCAATGTATTTCAAAACCTTTTCACAAGTTTTTCAAAAACCTTTGATATGTTCAATTGAACCGATATATGCCTTTTATGATTATATGGATAAAATATTTAAAAGATTTAAAATATTTAAAAGATTTAAAAGATTTAAAAGATTTAAAATATTTTATCCTTTATACAAAAAAAATAGAAAACAGTCAGACTTTGTGCAAGTACCATATATTTTTCACAAATAACTAACGAGCGAAAGAACGAGTGCCCACAAAAAAATTAATCTTTTTTGAAAAATCGACGATTTTTATCGATTTTTTCTGTCCGTTTTCCTTTTTTCGATGAAAAACGAGCGAAAAACACAAAAAATCAATTGTTAAGCATTTCACAAAGTTTACAAAATTTCACCTTTTTTCAAAATCCTTTACAATTGATAAATTTTGGAGACTATTAAAAGGTACTTGAGCGGTACTGGGTACAAGTCTACTTGTACTTGTATATCAAAAACCATAATAAAATAAGGCTTTTTTGAAATTTGACCAACAATCCAAAATAGTTTATAGTTATAGCTGTAAGGAGGTGATAACCGATAGGTACTTGAGATTAAGAGGTGCTAACATGATGACCTGTAAACTGTTAAAAACTAGATACCATGTAAACCCTTTAAAAGCCCGTTTTATAGACTTTTAAAGTCTTTACGAAAAACCGATTTTAGAAGCCATAGGCTAGTTATTCGGAGTTTTCGTAATGCGTTCTTTGAAAACTTATCGTCAATACGTCCCCACTCTTACAATGTGGGGCAACGTAACCCCGTTTCTAGGCTTACGAAGTGGGAAACCCGCCTATTATCAAAAGATATTAGGCTTACTAGAGCAACGGGGAAAATGGGAGATCACGGAAAGTAGTTTTCATAGTGCCTGCACGGTCAATTCGGTCTTCGCTCTGATTCTCATGTAGTTTGATGTTAGCGGTCTAACATTATGTAATGAGTTTAGAGGGAAATAATGCTCGCAAGGTATCCGACAACCGAACGAAAGACGGAAATAGTCTCAATGCGTTTAATATGCGCTTACACATGAAACGATACCCCTATATAATGATACCATAATTTTGCAATTTTTGCCCATGGTCTCGTTATCCCTTGAGGTGTTCCGCAATGGTACAAAAGCGTGAAATGATTAAAAGAGCGGTGAAAAGCGCGTCCATGGACTTACAGAACAGGCACTAATTATGCCCTTTTTCTGTTACTGGCAAAAATTGATATATGGCTTATGTTATGAGCCACGAAAACAAAACGAAAAATAGATTTTTAAAGTTAGCCTATGGATGACGATGAAATGAAATGAAGTAGACATAACAAAAATAGGATAACAGGCGGTTTTTAACTCGAAAATCGCCTTTTAAAATGGTCAGAAAGCCGTAAATCCGACTCGAAGACCGCCAAAAACCAAAAAACCAAGCCACAAGACCGCCTAGGCGGAGAGGAGAAAAAATCATGGCTAAAACTAAAAAAGCGTCAGTATTAAACTCGTTGGAGTCAGTCTGTATTCTGTTAGACAGAATCACCGATGAAAAGTCTTTTGAAGAGACTATGCCGTTCATCCGTTTCGTTCTCGATTCTTCTGTAAGAAGAAAACTCGCAAATCATCCGTTCCGTGAGGATCTCTATGCCCTCATTGACGGAGCAATCGCTTATAGCGATGATGTGAACGCATTCTCGTTTGCTCTTGATGAACTGTTTACGGCAGTAAAATGCCTCTAGGAAAAAAGCGTGAACTTTTAAAAGGCATACTGATGAGTCCTAATTGGACGAAACCATACTCGCAAGAGCATGGTCTATGTCATTCCGCTGAAATTATGCGAAGAAGGAAAAAGAAAAATGACAAACACTATCAAGACTAACATTATCGAATCGTTCATCATCAACAAGGCGAAGACCTATTCTGACTACAAGAAGAACGTCGAAACCATGCTCGAAGAAGGCATCAAAGACGCTCAGACATGGGAAAACGTATGCAGAAGACTCGGTTTGCAGAAGTCTCTGACAAGAGACAAGATTTACAACGGCATCAATCAGACCGTTCTCGGCATGGTAGCCTTTGCAAAAGGCTATGAAGATACTCGCTGGCTGACTTTGAAAGACATCGAAAACCATAACTCGCAGAAGCAGAACGCTGACAAACAGTGGAAGCTGAAAGCAGCAGACCCTAAAAAGGGCTATCAGAAAGGCGACCAAAAGTGCGTTGAAATCATGTACTTCATCCCTCGCTACCTCTATGAGAAACTCGCAGATGGAAAAATCGACTGGAAGCACGGCAGACAAATCTCGGAAGCCGAATACAAGGCACTCTCGGAAGAGGACAAGAAGAGAGTGTTCACAAAGACTATCAAGTCTTTCGTGTTTAATGCAGAACAGGTCGAAGGAATTGAACCTCTCGTAAAAGAGACAAAGAAATTCTCGGTCAAGTTAATTGAGCATATCGCAAAGAAACTCCATCTCGGCTTGGATTATGAATCCAACGGTTCGCCATGCTACATTCCGTCTCGTGATGCCGTATCACTTCCGGCAGTCAAGTTATTCAAGTCTCAGAAATACCTTTACGCTTCAGCACTTCATGAGTTCAGCCATGCAACAGGACATGAATCAAGATTGAACAGAGATATCAGAAACTTCTTTGGAACGGAAGCATACGCTTTCGAAGAACTCGTTGCCGAATCATCCGCAACCATGCTCTGTGCCTACCTCGGTATCGAAAAGGAAGTAGACAAGAATCATAAAGCATATGTCAAATCATGGCTCAAGGCTTGCAAGGAAAACAAGAACGCCTTAATCGATGCGTTTAAACTCGCAGAAAAGGCTTGCGACTACATCATTCAGGAAGCAGACCTCGAAAACTATGAAGAAGTGGTCGAAGTGGTAGAAGAAACCTCGAAAGAACCGAAGAAAGAAGCAAAGAAAGCGACCGCAAAGGCTACTGAAAAGAAAGCGAAAGCCGTCAAGACAACGGAAAAGAAAACCTCGAAGAAATCCGCTACAAAGAAAGCGGATATCGGAAGAATGTCATCTCGAATCGACCAAGGTACGGAAATCATCAGAATCGACCTCGAAAAAGCAGACGGAACCAACGCATGGATCGAAATGACGAAAGAGTTCTACATGAACTTGAAGAAAACGCAAAAGAAACAGCTCGAAAAGATGTGGGGATTAGCTTAATCCCCTTTTTTCTTGAAAGAAAGGAACTCGAAAAGTGGATTACGAATTGATTGGAATCGGATATGTTACTCATATCAAAAGCGGTAAAGATTGCTATCGCAAGATTTACGAAAACGATGGTAAATACTTTTACAGAGTAAACGGAACATTTTATGAACTCGAAACCGATATGTTCGGTTTCTATGACCACAGATAGAAAGGAACACACTCGAAAATGAAGAAAAGATACTCGGTCAGACTGACTCATGCAAACGGCAAAAAGGAAAGAATCATCTTACAAGTTAGAAACTTGGAAGACGCTATCAGATATGTTGAAAAGTTGAACTCGCAGACCAACACAACGGCTGAAATCTTATGTGAAAGAAAGGTGGTATATACATATGCTTAATGTTGACTTTACCCTCTACTCGCTCGTTGTTTGTGCCTTGGCACTCTCTCTCATGATTAATTTGATTGCTTTATTTCTTTATATTGATAAGAAACATCCTGGCTTTTTGTTTAAGGAGAACTGAATGAAATACGATAATTACGACATCATCTTTGATGATGAAAACATCCTCGGAAAGTCATGGGAAATCGAACGCTATATAGAAGAACATCTATATGACAACGATGGAGAATGGGTTGAACTCGGAACGAAATTACTCAAAGAAGTGAAAGAACACGATGGATATGTTTACTGTTCTTATCATCCGATGGGAGCTTATACAGTCTTTGACTTGTATTACAAAATAAACGAAAAGGAGTATGAAGAATTATGGTAGAAGAACCTATCGACAGAGAACCAACGCCAATGTATTGCTCGGAATGCTCTTTTGCTTCCGTTGAACTATGCAAAAACCAATGTTTAGAAGAACAAGAAAGGAGTCCACTATTATGATGCTCTCATATTTCATCTCAGAAAACGGAATCATCAACATCGAAAACGTTGATTCTCTCAAAGAAAAGTATGGAAGATACTCGAAATATATGCTGATGAGTTTGAGCCAAGCAAAAAGAGAACATCGCAAGAACATGGATTTACAAGGCGTTCATATCGAATGGATTAAACTATGACCCATGAAGAAAAGAAAGCCGAAGCATTATTACGGCTCGCAATGTGGGAAAAGCGAGGACTCGACCCCATCGTATTAAAGAAATTCAAAAAAGATATACTGTATTATTCTGAAGAATCGAAAATCGGAAACAATGACCTCGGTTTGCTCTTCCCCATCAATAAAAATGACGGGGTGCATATGAAATGGCTTCAACATATCAAAGAGTATGAAGAGAAATGTTCCGCTCTGGTTTACCATATAATTCATTGTCATGCTCAAGGCTTTGAGGTTCTCATAATGTTATATGTATCGAATCAGCCTCAAGAATGGGAATGGGATAGAGAAGAACTCGCAGATGGATTGCCGTTTGTATTTGTTTATTGCTTAACGAAACCTCGTGAATCAGAATTTGGAAACATTAATTGTTTGTTGAGAGGTGGTGGTATGATACAAGTATAAAAAGGAGACTAAACATGGCAGAAAAGAAAGAGTACAAATCCGGAACTAAACGGTATTACATTGACAAACTCGGTCAAAAAACAAACAGAAAAAACAAAGACAAAGTAAACAACGAGTATAAAGCAAGAACATATCAACGTGTAACAATCATCATAAGAAAGAATGAGGAACAAGACGTCATAGAAAAACTCGAATCCGTTGAAAGTAAAACTCAGTACATTATTAACTTAATTAGAAAAGACATAGAGGCTAGTAAATAACTAGCCTTTTTAATTGAAAGGAGGATTTATGTCAACAAGAAGTCGAATCGGAATGATTATGGAAGATGGTACAGTACACTCGGTTTACTGTCATTGTGATGGCTATCCTTCCTATAACGGAAGAATATTAAAAGAATACTACAACACGTCAGAAAAAGTGAAAGAACTGATTTCGCTCGGAGACATCTCGTCGCTTGGAAAGACAACGAAATTCAGAGAAGAATATGATGAGGAATGCACAAGAGACTATCACAGATGGAGAGGTGAGCCGATAAACATCTTGGTCAACTCGGATGTTTATGATTACGCATACCACGGTTATGAATGTGGTGAAGAATATATCTATCTGTTTGATGGGAAACGGTGGATGGTACAAGGAAGCCCATGTTGGCAATCGCTTGACGATTTACTGATTGACGATACTTTATAAATGAAAGGAGAACAAATAATGCACACTTACACACTCAACTTAAAATTCAACTCACAAAAGGAATGTGATGAATGGGAAAAGAAAAACCTCACAGTCAACGGAAGGCAGATGTATAACGGAGAGTACATCTTGATGGTTATGCATGACTCGGTTCTCGGTGAGGATGGAGTTGTACTGACTCAGATTATGACGGTATAGAAAGGAGAACAGATGGAAACTTACAGGGCAATAGGAAAGTTCATTAACAAATCGGTCATGCAAGAATCAGTACGTGACCCGTTCAAATTGTACTCGGCATTGTTTGAAGAGGAAGGAGGAACCAACGCATGGATTAACGTTACCGAAAAACAATACAAATCAATTAAACTCGGAGAAAGAGTAAACATCGAAGTTGGTATATCCACAATTTCTAATGGAACATGGACGGCAACATTGTTTGGAAAGGAGAAAGCATGACCCCTACTGAATTTAAAGAATGGTTCAACGAAAACGGAACGTATAGGGAAACCTACTACTCGAACAACATCACTTATGAATTAGTAATTATGAAGGATGGATGGGTTGGAATCTTGGAAAAAGATGACTACAACGGAAACTACTACCCTCAAATCCAGGCTCGTGATTTAAACCATGCAAAGTCATGGTGTACGATGACGGAACGAATCAACGTTCCCTTTCAAGTAATCGCATGAGAAAAGCGGACTCACATCCGCTTTTCCACAACACTATCAAGCCACACTCGAAAATGGCTTACTTAAATAATAACACAAGGAGGAAAAAATATGGAACACAACAAAGCATTTTCTACAATCGCAATCAGAACTTCAAAAGGTGTGAAATCAATTAAGGTAATGTACGATGGTACATTCGATGTAATGGGAAAGAGGTTGCTCGACCACTACTCAAAGAGTTATTTCCTTCCCCTTCAGATCATGAGAAAAGGTTACCTCGTTTGGCTTGGAGATAACCTCAAAAAGTATGATGAAGAGAACGAACCGAACGGAACGCTTGACCTCACAGGAGTTAATAAAGAAAGAAAACCATGCAGTGAATCCCCTACCCTCGCCGACCTCGTTCAGACCGATACGAAATCTGAATACTTCTATTTATGGGACAACGATAAATGGTACGGCATGAAGATTGAGGATGGGAAACCATACCTCGGATATTTTACGGAGTTAACGAAACTGGTATGAAATATAGATTGACCTTTACCCCAAGAAATGGCAAGAAGATGAGCCACTACCTCGTATCTCACAACGAGGAAGAGACAGAGAGATTAAAGAAGATGATGTATGACAAGGGATATGACTTAAAGCACATATCCCTTTTTAAAGAAAGGAGAATACAGTATGTATAATGAAATCTTTGCCAACTACAATGTGAAAGCCTTTAATGATTACGTCTCAGAAATCAAGAAGCAGCAGGGTCTGAAAAGTAGCGTTGAGGATTTGGTCGAATTGATTCTCGAATGCTTAAAACAGGAAGCAACGAAGAGGAAGAAAGGAAACTCGGCTGTCCTCGGTATTGATGACAAGACCTTAATGAAAGCCGTGATTAAAGCGGACTCGATTATGCCACGATACAAAAAGGAAAAGGAAAAGAAAACTCCGGAAGTAAAGGTCGAACCGCAGAAAGCGGAACCGAAGAAGAAAGAAAAGAAAGCAGAAAAGAAAGGAGAGAAGTTCAACATCTCGCAGATTGAACTGTTTGACTTTGAATGATTGGTGTTGATTACTATTACCCTACCGAAGAGCAATTACAGTTACTCGGCAAGGTCGCGATGAAAACTCGCACCGAAAAGATTATCTACAAAAAGATAGATAAAGATACATATAGATGCTACTGTCCTCAGTGCGGAACTGAGGACGTAGTTTCTGCCAAGACAATCAGACAGATTAAGGCTTCTCACCTTTGCCCATTCTGTTTCAGAGAAATTAAATCGTCAACACAGAATGGAAAGGACTCGAATAACCGATTCATTTCGTTGGATATTGGGAAGAAAACGTTTGGCTATTATGTAACTTATGAATACAATGCTGGCGAACCATTCAAGGTAAATGCTACGCAAGTCTACTTCTCATGTGGACCCGAAGCCTACCATAGAATGGTATCGACTGGCGGATATGGAAACATCCTCTCCTACCGCTCGGATTTGACGGAGTGGAAAGAGACGGAACACGTAACATACTCGCAATACTATGGAATAAACTACAACATTTATGAAAGGCTCATGTATGATTTGGGTTACGTTATCGAACATATGAAGCCCGAAATGACGAAGAAAGAATACTTGATTCAAAATGCGAGGAGCATTAAGAAATCAAATCAAAAGAAACTCGTCATGGATAATCTGTTTAATAGATTGCAGATGAAATTTATCTCGGCTTTCGATTTGAAAACTGAAGAAGAGGTGATGAAATACTCGGCTTATATGAAAGCAAATAAGAATCATATAGACGAAGTTACCGAACCGTTGAACGTTTACTACTTGGATTATTTAAGCAGAAATGGAATCGACCTGGGCAAGTACATGACATACCTTCACAATTTAAAAGCACTTGGAATGAAATATGATAAGCCTAAAGATTTTGATTACAGATATGATGTGATTGAAAAGATGTACTCGGATGTGAAGGACAAGGAAGTAAATGTCCAAATCAAAAAGAGATACACCGAACTCCCAAGATATAAAAAAGAGAGCGTTACAATCTCGCCATTCAAAACCGCTTATGAAATCAGAAAGTGTGGAAAGGTATTGCATAACTGTATAGGAAGATACGTTACTGATTACTCCACAAAGAAAACAGATATCTATCATCTCGATTTGGATGGAGCATTGAAAATCGCAATCGAAATCAAAGAAAACAGATTAACACAGGCTTATGGAGATGAAAACTCAAAATGCCCTGCTAATTTATTGGAACATATCAAGTCGTTCTGCAACTCGAACGGCTTTTCTTTAGGAAAGTATGCATAAGAAAGGAGAAACTATGGAAAACAACTTACTCGAAATTGATGAAAACACTTATGTTGGAAAGGTGAAAGACATCTTGGAATTGCTCGCTTCATGGACGTCAGATGTAATCAGCGAAGTCTATTATTCAAACGGGGATGCAGAAAGTTTGGATAAAACTCACATTCACGATGCATATAACCTTCTTGGAAAAATGGAAATATTAATTGACCATTGCGAGTACAACAAGTATGACTCGAATAAATTGATTGCCATCGATTTAGGATTTGATGACGAAGGAATCCATTGGATTAAAACATTAAAGGAGGAGAGTGAATACTAATGTCTGCTTACATTGTCTCGGACGAAACTATTACCGCTATCGTTAGAGGTGCTTTAAAGTATCTCCCTACATCTTACAGAAGAGATGACAGAGAATTGCTCGGTCAGATGCTCGTTGATGAAAACTATCGGTCAGTTAATTACCGGTATGGCGAAGACACGAAGCCTCACAAATTCCAGTTTAAGAATCTGAAAAAGTTTGATGACGGAATCCTGTTTGGATGCATGAGGAATTACAACTATCAGGCTTGCGAAACGGAAGATTACTTCTCGTCAGACGCTTACTATTTATTACAGAACATACAGAGAGAAATGCTTGAAGCAAGACTCGAAACGGAAGGTCTTGAAATGCCTTGGGGGATTGATGAATGAAAGTAATTGCAATGGTTCACTCGAAAGAGCAGAGAGAGGAAGTTGAGCTTCTCGAAAAGATTGGTGATAATAACTATCTCGTTAAGACAAATGACGGTGTGAAATGCACCGCCATTTTTAATCCCTTTGTTGGAATCTATTATGCAGATGATATTTATGGAGTGATTGAGAAAGGAGAAAATTAATGGTTAACAGAGAAGAAGCGTTGGTGCATTTACTTGAAAACTTTAATGATGAACAGATGATTGAAGTCTACAACGAGTATGCGGAGAAGAATTATTACGAAAAGATTTATCCCATGAGTATGTTCTACCCCGAATTGTACTCGGGAGAGGGACGCACCCCATTTGAAATCAAATCTGATTTAGAAGATGTGTATGAGGGTGATAAGTGGGTCTCGGAAGACGGTGTTAATGGATGGAAGTCATTCAATAACTATTGGGATTCTCCTAATTGTGCAGGAGAAACGGAACTCGCCAAGTACATTGCGGAAAACGATGACAATTTGGGAAACAGTGATATTCAAGAGGTGTTGGATGTTGAAACATTAGGTGATGCTCTTGATTGGTTCACCCCCTCGGACAGAATTGAAATCCGTGGCTTGGGTGTGAAGACTTATACGGAGTGGTTCGATACCCTCTCGGCTGATGAACTTGATTACCTTGTTGCTACTTGTGATGATGAAGAAAACTATATCGAATTGATATAAGAAAGGAGAACACTATGACACTCGAAAATGTATTAGCAAACCTTACTGACTATGTTAACCTCGGAGTTAACGGACTGACCAAAACAGAAGACGATGGATATGACATTGAAGCATTCTTCCACCGCTTCAGTAATGAAGACATTTGCCATGCAGTTGCCTTCTATTATGATGCCGATGAGGTTCTTGATGAATTTGACAGCTCGGACATTATGAAATATGTAAGCGACCATTATTCATTCTCGGATATGTTGAGCGAATCAGATTACAGTGATGATGATGTATCTGAATATGTAGCATATGAGGAACTCGGCAATTCAGTATTAGACAAGATGAGCAAGTCACAGTTAAGGGAATACCTCATGGACAACTATGACTGGGATGACTTTGTTGAAACGGATTGGAGAAGCTACTAATGACAGATAGAATCTGTGAATGTTTGGAAGAAGAGGTTAACCGCCTCTTCTTTCAGTTTCAAAATGAGATGGGAATAAAAGACGGTGGTGTTGATCCATTAGAAGCGCTTGAATTAATGGAACATACCTACTTACTCGCCGATAAGATTAATGAAATCTTATTAAAACAGAAAGGAAGACAGAATGGTTAAAGAATTACAGAAGAAACACAACTTGGTACGTGACCTTGAAGACACAATTTGCTTATGGTTTCCTCAGATTAAATGGGTTGAGTATTTTGCATATCAGAAAATCGGGTCGAAAGATGTTGAGGAATTTATCGTGCTCGAATGGACTTCCGGGGGTCGCAGCTATGCAAATAATAACTGCAACTCGTTAAGTGCAACCGCTAGAAACATTACTCGGATGCTTGATGGAGGCGTTTATGAGAATGTAGAATATTATAAAGAGATTATGGAATCAGAAGATTGGGTAAGAATTATATAGGAGGCTTATGGATTTAGAGAAAACATTTATCGGTGACATTAGAGACAAGAAGTTATTACAGTTATACACAACGTTATGTCAGAGCGATTTGAAAGGTAATTATGAAGATACCTACACACTCGAATTGATGTATGCGATTATGTGTATTGATTTAACGAACATTGATTTGGATATGAAACTGAAACCAAACGAAATGACATTACTCGCAAGGAATGTTGTAAGGTTGGTGGATGTGAATAGTGAATTGAGTATCTATTCCATGCCGAACTGGACGTTAGCGTTAATGACTTACATGAAGAACAACAATTTGGATGTAAAGAAAATAAACAAGATGAGTTATTTCGACTTAAATAAAGAGGTCGAACCGTTAGTAACGAAGGGTGATGAATAATCACCCTTTTATTTTGAAAGGAGAAAAAATGATTCAAGCCAACACAAACGATTTGGATAAGATGATTCAAGTCAACTCGAATAATTTGGATGAGATGATTCAGCTCATGGACAGGAACAAGGAATTTGATGAGGACTTGTTTGGCACTAATGAGAACGGAGAGTACGTACAAATCGGTGTGTATAAAAACTTTCTCGCAATCAAAACGTTGCAATCAAACGGATGGGAAAGAACAAACTTTTATTATCGTGATGGTACGACCGAAGAACTTTATGAAAGGAGCGGACGATGACTAGAGAAGATTTTAAATTGAACGCACAGTCGCAAGACGGCTTTAATTGGGCAATGAGTCAGCTCTCTGAAGAGCATGACTGTATATGGGATATAGATGGGCTGAAAGGCTTTCTTATCCACTTGGTAAGAGATGAAGATTGGATGTTGCTGTCTCATCTTGCGGATTGTTTAAACAGATATGGTGATGCGGAATGGTTTGACTATGATGCGTGTATGGGAACGATGAATGAGTTAACACCAATCAAAGATATCTCGGATGTTGAATATTATTTGGAGGAAGACGAAGATGAAATTCAATGATGACAAGATTTATGCTGAATGCCACAACCCAGGCGGATTCCTCGCCCTTCCGGTCGGTGACGTATGGGTGAAGACTACTAAATGGTACTCAAATGTAATGAGTGCAGACGTGATTTACGGCTATGAATTGAATCGTTTGTTTGAGGAGTATGAAGATATCATCCAAATAGAATTTCGCTCGCCACAGGGCGTAAAAATCCTTTACCGTGCGTACTAATGTCTTTTATGTAGTCCATCTTGAGAATGAATATCAGTTTTGCTTCAAGCTGGAAGATGCTTATAAAATCTGTGAGTTTAATAACGGACATTTAATCCGTTCTCGCACCATGAATCTCTTCCCCCATCATAGAGTAGTATGGGAAAAGGAGAGACTCGGATTTGAATTAGTTTATCCCTATAACCTGTTATCCTAATAAAAGTGCCACCTCTTTACGGGGGTGGCACAATCTTTTTTTTGCAAACCGCCTACCCCGTTATGCAACGGCTCGGTGGCTACTTTATTATTTTACTTTAGTTATAATATTTTTCCAATTCTTTCATGATGAATTTATACAATCCACTTTCATCGAGAATCACATCCAATGTTTGGCACACTTCTTTTAATTTTCTGTGTTCCATGTACCTTTTAATGAGGATTCCCTTTAATGGTTCGTCTATTTTCTTCAAATCATCTAGGGTGTTCTCCATCTCGACTTTTAATTTAGAATATTCGTTCAAGGCATTCTCCATATCCCTTTCAATCTGCTCGTGAATGTTGCTTATCACTTGCTCATTGTAAGAACCCCTTGTTTTGATCTGTCTGATGGCTTCCATCTCCCCTTTTTTATTCTTCTTGTACTTGACTATATCGTAATCAAGCGGCGAGCGGACTTTCTCATATCTTTCGTAGTATAAGTCCTGATACCTTTGTTTCCATTGCTCTGCTTTGGCTCGCTTTTTATCGTAATCTTTTAAACTTTGGATAAACCCACCGCTTGTCGAATAAATCATAGACCCTCCGTAGTTAAGTAGATAATTTTTTCAAATGGCTCATGTAATTTCTCGGAAATCCTGTGCTGATACTCGGTTCTCATGCTTCTCGTTCTTCCGCTAAATAAGGAATAGAATGATTGTCTGCTTATCCCACAGATATCAGCAAATTCTGTTAATGTATAACCCTTTTTGTAAATTAACTCTTGTAACGGATGCATTTCCACCCTAGGCTCTCTATCCATTTCTCAAATTCCTCCACACTATTCATTTCCTGTACCTCTTCCGGCACTTCGTTATGCATAAATATCCTCTGACGGCACATTCCTAATGTAATCTGTCCGTCTAAGTATTTCATGAGAGCTTCCTTGTCAGATTCTCTCTCGCCTTTCCTCAAACATTTCAGAAATTCGTCACTCATTTCACCAACTCCAATATCATGGACTTTCCCGATTTCTTTTTCCTCACATCCAGTCCTCTTTCTTTCAGCATATAGATGTTTTTCTCAACATTCTCGAAGGGAACGGTATTTCCATACGTTTTTAGGCTTATAATCTGCCCTTCCAGTATCTCCCTCTCCCTTCTGTTGAGAGTAAACTCGTAATCGGCTTTCCTTACCCTGTATTTTCCCTTTAAAATCCTCTTGTCTGACCTTGTGTAGTCATTGAAATTCACATTGCTGCTCATGTGTAGCTTTTCTACCAAGAAGGATTTAGAACCCTCGGCAATTAGGTGACCTTCAAGGTCATAGACTAGATATTTAATCTTTTTTGGTGTATACATTTATCCACTCCATGATTTTTTTCACGAAATCCAACCCGAAGAACAAATCCAACTCGACTCTTAATACGTAAAGCATTCCAACAATGGCAATTAGGAACGCAATGCAGAGAATCACAATCATAAATGCGTTAAATAGCATGATTTTTCTCCCATTTCCCTATGATTTTTAGGAAAATTTCCATATTCTCCCCGTGAATCTCCTCGTTGAGAATCATCTCGATCAATTCTTTCCGCATAAAGTTAATAAACTCGTCCAATTCCGTAGAATTTTTCCATTGCATACTCTAAACAGAACACCTCCCAGTCAATATCCATTCCTTTTTTTTGATACTCGTCCTCTGTTATCCTATTGAAGTTCTTATCTGACTCCAACTCCCTTATTTTTTCTTTTAGAATATCAATCACATCCACGAACATTTCTTCTCTAGTCATTTGTTTCTCCTGTTATTTCATCAATGCAATCGTTCCAACCGTTCACATAATCATTAAAAATATCACTCCCGTTCGGCATTTTTTTCTGTGGAAAAGGTCTTAATGGGCAGTTATCTTTGATTTGTTTCTCACTCTTGTCCGCATTTACAACACTAGTGATGTTCGTGTCTGACAAAGCCGTGCAGAACCATTCTTCCGTTTGATACGTCACACGATTATCGCAATAAGCAAACTGACATAAATAGCACTCTTTTGGCATCTCATCGATTACTAATACTGCTTTCATTCTGTTTCTCCTGTGATTTCATCTATACAAGCATTCCACCCATCAGCAAATTCATCCCTGTGATATTCATTGAGCCATTCTTCTTTTGGTTCTCTCTTATGTGGCAATGGTCTTAAAGGACACCACGTTGGAACATGATTTATTCCTCTCATTCGGCACTTAACTGGACATTCTCCGCAATGCGTAGGCATATCAATCACTAATATTGCTTTCATTCTGTTTTCCTTTCAGCATCTGCACAGAACCAATTTTTATCACGATGTACTGCGAACGCACCAATCGTGCAGACGGAAGGCTTATATCTCTTGTCATTCGTATAGCCATCTTTACTACTCTTCATTTCCCAAATCTCGTAATACTTGCAATCTTTACATCTGATTATTTCTACTTCCTTCATTCTGTTTCTCCTGTTATTTCATCAAGACAATCATTCCATCCTTTTGAATAGTCATCGGAGAACCATCTGTTTTCCATCTGCTTGGAATGCGGCAATTTTTTTAATGGGCAGGAACCGAGTCTCCCCTCGTTCGGGTTAATGTACTCATCAATGTCCTCATCCATAGGTACGCACACTTTCCATAAGTTACATGGACAATCGCCACACTTACTTGGCATTTCTTTGATTAACAAGATTGCTGGCATAACTTACCTCTGAAATATTTTTCCTCCTCTTCATCCCACCAGTACAACGCAAACTCCGGTTTTTTGGTAACTCCGTTCACGATGTTATAAACCATCTGATAGGAACAATGTAACTTTCTCCCTGCATCCCTCGCACTCTTATAAATTCTTCTTGTTTTGATATCCACAACTTTGTGGGAGCGTGCCTTATGAGCTGTTCTCTTTCCGTTTTCACTTTTAGAAACCATCTCCAAGTTGTATAGCGAGTTGTCCTTTTTTAAACCGTTTTTGTGAACGATGTAACACCCTTCGGGAACTTTCCCTACGAACGCTTCGTACACCATGTTTTTTATATTTCGGTTTCTCGTTCCTATTTGGACTATCATCTGCTTATGGTATCGGTCGTAGAAACCAGTCAGATATTCATTCCCATTTTTAAATACTCTCTTCGCCCTTCCCTGGTCGGATACCCACACATTATCTACGTAGTGTTTCCACCTTTCGGGTTCTTTTATTCTGTCCACTTTCTTCATTCAATATGTTTCCTTTTCAGCTTCAAGTCTTTAAATGACTTGGGATTCGGGGAATCGATCTGACTCTCCATGTTCTCGATTCCCCTTCGCCATTCATCAATTATCTGAATCAGCTTCAAGTAATGCTACCTCTTGCTGAATCTTCTCCCTCATGTCGAGGAGTTTTTTGCAACCATCGTAATCGTAATCCTCGATACATTCGTATGACTCATCTTCCAAAACTTTAACTATCTTTCTGATAACATCAAGGTCACAGTTTATCGTAATCGTGTTATCATCCTTGATTGCGTAACAGTAATTTACCTGCACCTTTCTCTAGCCTCCTCTTCATCCCACCATTTCTCACGGTCATACGAGTCGATAGAGACGAGTTCCGCATCGGCTAACTCATACTCCGCCCACTCCGTTAACTCCCCTGTATCGTTCGTGTATGGGGCTCTCATTTTAATTCTGACTGTCGCTTTAATATCGTAGGTATAAAGAATCATGCTCTCACCACGTAGACGTCCAATACTTTCATGAATAATGTCCAGTCTTTATTCTTTCTTTTGATGTACTGTCTTACGCAGAAGTAACAGTTCTGTTTTTCCTTTTGAGTTTTGCACTTAAACTTTAATGTTTTATTATCTGTTTTCTCCCACTCTTTTATAACGTTCGCATATCTATATCTTGGATTGTTATTAACCTCAATCTCTACTTGTTCTTTGATAAATTCAATTTCCATTTTTCACCTCTCAATAGAACGGTAAATCTGAGTCATCCACAATGCCGGAATCGTAAGTGCCGAAATTCTTTTCATATCCTGTGCCACTCAACGATTCGCCAAACTCTCTATTCTGTTCCTCTACGGTTTTAGGTTTATCTTTCGGTTGGTTGATAATCTCCACGGAATCCGCAAGGACATATATTTTCTTCCTGTCATTTCCTTCCTTATCCGTATATTTATCTACTCTCAACTCCCCGATAACTCCGATAGTTGTACCTTTAGAAGCGTATTGAGAGAGGAAATCCGCACTCTGTCTCCAACATTGGATATCAATGAAATCCGCTTTATCCTCTTTCGCCTTTCTTCTTTTTACCGCTAAAGAGAAATCCAATACGTGAATGTCCTGAGAGGTTACTCTAACCTCTAAATCTCTTGTGATTCTTCCTGTTAAACTTATCTGATTCATGCTCTTCCTAATAATCCTAATAACTCCAACTCCTCTTCCATGCTTACGTTCTCGTTACGTGACGTATCGTAGATGGGAAAGGAATCGTTATTATATATATTTCTTCCTTTCTTACTTTCTTTCTTTCTTATAGAGTTGTTAGCTGTGTGTTGATTGCGTGTTGATTGCGTGTTGACCTGCGTGTTGTTGTTGTCATCGCAACCTTGAAATTCTGCGTATTTTACTACACAAATCTTCGTTCCTTTGTTTGTTGATTCGCATGTTATTTCTTCGCCATTTAGTCTGCGTAAGCCTGTGCGAACTTGCTGAATCGTAAGCCCTGTGTTGCGTGATAACTCCTGCAACGAGGTGGGGAACGAACCGACTTCGAATGTATCTTCCTTATATTTATGTTCGAACCTATTGGCTTGAATCAGTATCTCGACCCACAACGCTACCATGTTGGGGTCGGTCTTATATCTCCAATCCTTTATCGAACGGAATAACTTGATATAGGTGTTATCCATTGTATTTATAGGTAGCGTAGTGAACGTACTTCCCATACCTATTGCGTGAGGTCGTGTTTACTGTGGCTATGTCATGCCCATCCCTTCTTAATTTGAGGATGATATCTGACAACCTAGTAATTCCATATAAAACCCATGCCTTATTGGATGAGACTTCTCCGTATTCCTTTAAATGATTGAGTATTGTTTCTTTCTGCGTCATTTCTTTCTCCTTACTCCGTAATCTTCCACATATTTTTTGTATCGACAGTTTTCCTCAGACCAGTTATCGTAGTTTTCTATTAGATGATTTCGCACTACTGTAACCATTTGGTC